CAGGTACAGTGTACTTAGAACTGTCCTGTACAACACCATCTACTGATACAATTATTGATTGTACATTTTCTATTATTCTACCTAAAGAAAATGTATTTAATGAACCTGTACCATTGAATCTTACAACTGCAGGTAAAGATTGAAAGTTAGCAGGTACAGTATTTCCTGTATAAGCCATTAAGAAATCTCCAAGTAACTCGTTACTACATCTACTGAACTAGCTGCACTTGATGTAATCATTACATGGTCTGCATTATTTAAAACTAATTTTTGGTCTCCACCTACCACAACTAAACTAGAACCTACAGGTATAGGAGCATCTTTAACTAGCCTTGCAACACCATTCCCTGCTGCACCTATACTTACATGAGCAGTTACAGTTATTTGTGATGTAGATATATTTGCTAAACTTAATCCTATTATAGTAGTTTCTGTACTATTTGCAGGACAAGTATAAGCACTTGTAGGGGATGTACCTACTCCTGCTACGACTGATACTTTAAAATTATTTGCCATAATGTTTCCTTATTATTACTATATTATACTTTATAAACTAACCTAATGCAATAGCAAATGGTATGGGGTCTCCTATTCCACCTACTACTGTATTAATGCTTGTAATAGCTGCAGTACGAGTTGCAATACTAGTTGCCATAGTTGCACTTAAATCAGTAACAACTGTATTAATGCTTGTAATAGCTGCAGTACGATTTGAAATACTAGTTGCCATTGTTGCACTAAGATTAGTTACTACAGTATTTATACTTGTAACTGCATCTAAGTTAGTTTTAGTTAAGGCACTTACATTAGCTATTGACGTAGCCATTGTTGCACTAAGATTAGTTACTACAGTATTTATACTTGTAACTGCATCTAAATTAGTTTTAGTTAAAACACTAACTCCTGCAACAACTGTATTAATACTTGTAATTGCTGCAGTATTTGTAGCTATAGCAGTAGTTCTATTATTAATACTAGTTGCCATTGTAGCACTTAAATCTCCTACAACTGTATTTATACTTGTAATAGCTGCAGTTCTATTATTAATGCTTGTTGCCATAGTTGCAGAAAGATTAGTTATAACAGTATTAATAGATGTAATAGCATTTACACTTAAATTACCTACTACAGTATTAATAGATGTGATGGCATCTAAATTAGTTTTTGTTAATGCACTTACACCTGCAACAACTGTATTAATTGAAGTAACTGCATCTAAATTAGTTTTTGTTAAGGCACTAACTCCTGCTACTACAGTATTAATAGAAGTAATTGCATCTAGGTTAGTTTTAGATAAGGCACTTACTGCAACTGCTAAACTATTAACAGAAGTCATTACTGTATTTATACTTGTAATTGCATCTAAATTAGTTTTTGTTAAGGCACTTACTGCTGCTATTTGTGTTTCAGTACCAACAGTTACACCTGCTTTAAATAATCTTGTTGCATTTGCACTTACTGCAAAAAAGTTAGTTGCATTTAAATTATTTACAGACGTATCACTAAATGCTAAACTACCTGCAGTTAAATTAGTAATACTTGCATTAACTGCTCTTAATGTAGTTGTCTCTATAGTAGTTGCAGTTACAGTTCCTGCAGTTATTTTAGTTCCTACTGTAAGATTATTTAAATTTACATCAGTAGCACTTACTGCTTTCATATTAGTAGTACCTACAATAACTACATCACCACCTATAGACACATCATTTTCTACTATAAGTGAAGAGCCATTAAATGTTCCACCTACAAAAGCATTAGAAGAAACTGTAGTTGCAACACTTACACTTATTACTCTACCATATGTATCAATATTAAATTTACCTAAAGGTCCATAAGTAGCAGACGTTATACCTGTAGTTGCAAGTGTTATTGTAGGATTACCTGCAACACCATTTGCATTACTTATAGATATAGGACTACTTCCTGTAAGAGTTCTACCCGCAAGAGTTCCTGAATCACCTACTATAATTCCTGTAAGACTTGATAAATCTGCAATATTATTTAATGCAGTTACATTTGCAGTTAAGGCTACACCACCTATTTGAAGTGTACCATTTACATTTACTTTATCTGTAGCTAGTTGTAAGGGTGTTGAATTTCCTGCTCCTGTTTCTACTGTAATTAACGTAGAAGATAAATCACTATTACTAGTATTTACCTGAAGTAAGTTTTTATAACTGTTTGCAATTTTTTGTCCTGTAAATGTACTCATACCATGTTCCAATTATTATTTTTATTTTCCCAGTTTTCTTCTAATGACTCCCAATTAGATTGTATATCTGTTCTAGGGTCAGGTCTTGCATTTTGAATAAACATTTCTTTTCTAGTATTTGGTGCTTTATTTTGAGGATGATTTTTTAAATCATATACACCATCATAATCTGTAGGACATACCATAGAACCATAGCTAGTTTTTTTTAATTGATTTAATCTATATCTAAATCCACATATATCACATAGACCAAATACATTTTTGCTATTTGCCATTATATACTAATCTTTGGTTTAATTAATAAACTTACTCTTTCTCTATCCTCAGTTAAAGCTCTTGCAAGTCTTTCTTCATATTCTGTTTTAATCATTGCAATTCTATTCATATCAACATTAGGTCGTTTCATTGACATATAGTATGCAACTCCTGCAGTTAAACAAGGTAAAAATCTTCTTGCAATGTCAGGTGTTTGTACTGCAGATTTATTAACATCTTGCATATATCTAATTAATTCTACTTTAATTTTATCTGTAGAGTTTCAGGCAAGGGCCATACATATATTTCAGGATTATCTCTTTCATGTCTTACTGCATATTGAGTAGACTTACCTGCTTGTCTTTTATTTGGTATCTTTAAATATTCTTGCATAGATATACGTTCTAATTGTATATCATTGTCATCTCTACTAATAACTGCTTCTAATACATCTATACTTGAAGATGCTAAAGAATATGTAGTTACACTTGCTGAAACAGTAATGGTAGAAGTTTCTGCAGTCCATAACATTATATCTCTATTTTGCCAATCAGATAATAATAAGTTAATTGACCTTCTTGCAGACCTTGGCTCAAGTCCTAGAGTAGGCTCACCACCTATCATTTCCATGGCTTCTTGGATAACCTCATCAATATCCATAGAAAAATTATATGTACCTGATGTACTCATTTCTTTTTAATCTTTCTTTTTTTTACTTTTTTAGTATTAGGTTTTTTAATTTGTTGTGATATACTACTTCTACCTATAGCCATTACTTACCTCTCAACCAATCATACCATTTTCTTTTATGCTCTTCTGATTCCTTTTGTATGTTTTTGGGTTTTAGGTGGTGCTTTTTTGCTGCCACTTTTTCCTGCCCATAATTTTTTATCTGCCCAATAAGCTGCTGACATCTTACCCTTTTGTATATTTTTAGCATGACGAGCTTTAAAACTCTTCCTAGCTTCTGATGAATAATTGTGACCCATTGAAGAATCACCATAGTGTATAAGCTTAATCTTATCACCTTCTTTAGCCAAGACCATGCCTTTTTTACCCGGTCTGTCAGACCTTTTAGGTTTATTAAATCCTGTAAACTTTTTCCCACGATACTCTATACCTCCTGATGGTAATCTTTTTACTCCCGGATACTTACTCATGCTATCCTCTTCTTAACTTTATTAGTTTTTCTTTTTCTTCCTGAAGCAGTAACTGACCATTTAACTTTGCTAGGTCCTGTTTTTTTCTTTGCTTCCTGTTTAGTTATTTTACTTGCAACTGCTTTTGGTCTACAAGCAGGATAAGGTCTAGACTTTTTATCTTTACCTGACCTACCACATTTTTTACCTGTCTTAACATCTCGCCAATCTTCCTTGAACCATTTAGTTAATCCACTATTCTTAGGTTTAGTCATTATGCGTAAGTTCCACCACGTTTCTTATATGTACGTACAAGCCATGCATTTGCATATGCACTAGGATATGTTGAAAATTTTTTCTTAGCTTCTGACTTTACTCTTGAGTATAGTGCAGGATTCTTTGGTTTAGGTGAGCTTGATTTTTTCTTTTTTGCTATTGCCATTATGTTTCCTTTACTTTATCATATGCTTCTTTAATTTCTTGTATTGTTCTTTTACAACCTATACATATATTATTTTTTAATTTGCATACACCTATACATGGTGTTAAAATTTTCCTGTCCATTTACCAACAAACCAAGCTGCTAATCCTGCAAAGAATACTATTATAATAAAACCTATACTATATCCTATGTATTCCATTATTTCTTCTTGACGTTTTTGTGCCATCTTTTCTTGATAACGTCTAGTCTTTCTTGCTTCAGCTTGAAACTGTTGCCAATCCTGCCATAATCCCGGTCTGCCTAGATATATCATCATCTGCTTGAGTTCTTCTTCTTTTTCTCTTATCTGCTCAAGAGCCATGAACTCTTCTAAATCTCCACCACCTATGCCTTTAGCTTTTTTCTTTTTAAGATTTTTTTCTATAGCTTCTTTAGAAAATACAAAATCTGATATTTGTTTAGCACAACCTGAAAGTTCCTTACCATTAGATATAAAACTT